GCCAGAAGCAATAGCTAATTCCTTAAGCCGTGCTCTTGTATTTTCTTGGGCTTCTTCTGTATCGTTATTATCTGCCACTGGTTTTACCGCCATAAATATTCATACAACTATTTATGGTGAAATTATGAATGAGAATCCTTTAAAAGAATATTTTCGACGCCCGTCGATCCACATTACACTTCCATCTAAGGGCGAGTTTTATCCCGATGGAAGCATTGAGATTCCAGTTACTGGAGAAATACCAATCTACCCAATGACAGCAATTGACGAAATTACTTACAAAACGCCAGACGCGTTATTTAATGGATCTGCCGTTGCAGATGTTATTAAGAGTTGTGTGCCAGCTATCATCGATCCCTGGGTAATACCCAATGATGATTTAATATCTATATTAACTGCAATACGTATTGCGAGCTTCGGCCATAATATGGAAATTGATACCGTTTGTACGAAGTGTCAAGAAGTTGCTACTTACAGTCTCGATTTACGAAATGTGTTAGATCATATATCAACAATTGATTACACAAAATCATTTGATTTACACGGACTTAAGATTTTCTTTAAACCGTTGTCGTACAAAGAAATCAACAATAATAACTTAATTAACTTCGAAGAACAGAAATTAGCTTCCGTTGTTGCATTACGTAATGATATGGATGAAGATGAAAAATTAAAACTGCTGTCAGAGACTTTCAAGAAGGTATCAAGTTTTACACTCAATACTATTGTTAAGAATATTGATCGTATTGAATCACCCGAAACTACGGTGCAGGAACCAGAATATATCCTCGACTTTTTAAAGCATTGTGAGCGTAACATTTATAACGGTATTAAAGACTATATTATAAACCAGCGCCAAATGGCAGACATTAAACCTCTTAATATTACATGTGATGATTGCGGACACGAGTACCAACAGCCATTCACTGTGGATATGACAACTTTTTTCGAATAACCCTCCTGACTTCCAACGCTGAAGAGATCGAAAAGTACATCGAGGGATTAGACAATGAAGTCAGAGACCTACGTAAAAGCATATTAGAATTGTGCTGGATAATGCGTGGTGGTGTTACCTATGATGACGCAATGAACCTTTGTTTTGATGAACGTAAAATTATTGTTGACATAGCTAAAGATAACTTTGAAACAACTAGCAAGACTGGATTACCGTACTTCTAATTTTTATTTGTTTTTAACTTGATCGTCTATTCATAACATTGACAATGTTATTCATATTGCATGTTCTCTACGAGAACAATTTCGTTTGATCTAGATCAAACTCATATAATTTACTGTAGAACTTTAAATACGCTTTTATTATTCATTCATCTTTTTTATTGTTACTACATGGGACTTGAACGCGGTAACACAACCTCTCGATTGGCGTGGGCGAACAGCCATACTCCGCCCGTCTTGGGAAAAACGGACAAAAGGTTTCCACAACTTGGCTAGGTGTGATGTCTACCATCAGGGCTTTATCGTCATCATAGATCTAGTTTCTCACGAGTACGGTTTCTATTCGGAATAAATTACTGGCTTACACTGATACAGGATTATATTTTGATTATATATACGAAGGCGGTCGCCCGCTACCTTCTACCCACGGCTCTCACAAACGGGACCGGTTCACCAACCTCAGTGTGCTAACAGCGGTGTTCCAGCAGTAGTTGTATCTTTTTCACAGAGCTACTATCTTTTAGCCTATACACTATCGGCACCACTGCGCCTCAACCGTCACTGACGGATTTACTAAGTGTTAACATAAGTAATTTTTATCACAACCAAACGCATTAATATGGTAGGCATATCGCATCATCATCCCTTACGGGGTAGTGGTTGTTTAACCTGCTATTATTCAGGTATCTGGTGTCCTCTACTTGAAGAGAGTGTTACCGCATGTATTGTTCGTCCCATGCTAAGACTTTAATAGTGTATAGACTAAAAATTAATAAAAAGGTAAATCGCCCTGTGTCGTACGCCCAAAATATTCTCCTAGAAGCTACATCTTCCCGATGCTCGCTACGTGCTGATATTTATATTATAGCTTACTTGAGCTAAAATAAATACCACTATTGTAAAACTTTTAAATTTCTATAATGCTCCATTTTTCATCAGTTATAAATTTGTTTTTTCCCTTACTAATAATAATTAATGGTTTCTTGTGACGCAGTGCGTTCCGAAACGGAGATTCCGGCAAATCAAACTCTCGGAAAAACATCGGAAGAAACCCGGTAAAAACTATTCGATTATTTTTCTTAACTTTAACTTTTTTAGTTTTTATACTAGTTAGATTTTGATTTGATGCATATTCGTCTTTCGTTACCTGAAGTTTTTTACCAGTATTCATATCAAACGCAAACACCTTATTCTCAGTACCAAAGTTGCCACGTTTAAATTGACCGATTCGCCAGTTATCATTTTCATTTAAAAAAGTAGAAACTAAATCCCGATCAATTAGTTTTTGTGATTTTGTATCATCGTGACATACATAAATTTTATTTCGTTCGGCGTGAGTTTTAATCAGCTCATTTCCTTTGCGCCAGCCATGCTCGATGTATGTGTTAAGCTGGTCTGGCATTATATATTGTATGGTGTCGAGTCGACTTACACAAATTTTATTTTTCGATGGACTATATAATCGTCCTAAATTCCAGTCTCGATTTTCTATACTGTTAATATCTAGTCGAGGCACTACTCTTTCATCTTTACCATTATTAACCCAGGAATAATTGGCTCGGTAATGATTTCCATAATTCCATCCAATGGGGACTAAATCAGTAGATTTAATACGTTTAGTTTCAGACCCATTGTTAATGTAAAGCTTCCCAGTTGCATTCATAGTGTTAATTGATGATTGTACTTCGGTTAATTCAGACTGGCTAAAGTATTCTTTTTTATACTTTCCCAAAATTTGTTTATTATAAAAAATTTTGGTACCGTTTTGATAATGTTTACTTAATACGTTATTCTGCATTTGCTCTTTAGCTTCGAGTATAAAAGACTCGTCTTTTGCAGAGCATAAGTGCAAAATCTCCCGCCTAAAATTTTCCTTGCCTTCGGCATTAATAATTTCAGTCAACCAATCACTTGATCCGAAATAATCTATCCAGTCTGATTCTCGTTTAATCACTTCTCTGTTCTTCTTTCCTTTAATTTTCTTACGGGTCTTAAACCAAAATGTTTTCTTTCCAATATAATATTTTGGTTGCATTTCGTCATTTTTTAATCTTGTTATTAAGTAAACAAACGAATCAAATTTTGATACATCATCTGTAAATTCTTGTCCATTATAATACCACATTTTACACTCCAAGTTATATTATTTATGCAACTTGGAAGGTAATATAATTAAACCTTGTACTTTAGATAAAACATTGATTCACTACTTTTATGCGTGAATTTTAAATCATTAATATCACCGTGTGAATCGTACGTTATAGTACAACCAAGCGATTCCTCTAATTTTTCAATTGATCCAAAATCTTTAAGAGCGCGCGAAACCAACCGCATAAACTTCGTCATTTCGTTAGGATCCATAAATGGTCGCTGTACGTCCACTACTCAACCATCCCCTCGTAAGAGGTAAAACCATTTTCTTTAATTACGCGCATAGAGTTATGAACACGTGACATTAATTCCTCACGATGCGATACCAGCCAAACACTCTTACTACGATCGCGCGCCATGCTTTTCATAATTTTTATAGCTGCTTCAACGCCGTTGGTATCAAGCCCACTATCAACAAGTTCGTCAATAAACATTAAATTGATGTGCGAGTACAAACTCTCCCAAACATCTCTAAATGCAAAGCTCAGTGATAGAATCAGTCTGTTGCGCTCACCCCTGCTTAAGTTATCAAAATCTAGGTCCCGTCCTAAGTCGGAAATCTCTACCGTTAAGTCACTCTGGAAGCGAACCCTGTGCGGCAATCCAATCTCATCTAGGTAGTACGTGAGGCGATTATTTAGATAGCTAAGATTCTGATTAATAATTTTTTTACGTATAAAGCTGTCTTTGCTGGACAGCAACTTGTACAAGAACTCCTGGTGGTCCCGTAGTTCAGTGATGCGGTTGAGTTCGTCGAAGCTAATATCTTGTATAGCTTTATTTTCCATATCGTGTATTTGTTCGGTGTACGGATCTTCCTCCTCTAATTCTTTTTCAAGGACGGTAGTAAGCGTAGCTAATTTATGTTTGTGGCCATGTGCTTCTTTAATTGTGGTGTAATATGTAATTGGCCGTACTCCAATGTCGCCCATCTCTGATAACTTCATTATGTGTTCAAGCTCTTGGGATTCACCACTGAGAATATCTAACGCAACACGTGACATTGTATCTTCTTTTTCTTTAAGATTCTTTTCGTGGTTTTCATCATGCAACTCTTGTCCACAGGCATGACATTTGTGATTAACAATAAGCTCTAAATCTTTTTCTAGTCCAAGAAGATCGCGTTCAAGCTTCTTACGATTCGTTTCAATACCGTCGATGTGCTTGTTGCACTGAGCAATAATGCGTTCGTCTATAATATATTCTTCAAGATCCTTGTGTGCAGTAATTTCAGCTTCGACATCTAATGCTAAGAGCTCTTCAATTTGTGTGGTATGATGAGCAATAGATTCCTCTTTCTTTACGAGCCATAACTTACGTCTGGTTTCGAGGCTAGCAATTTGCTTGGTGATATGTTTGTTAGCTTCTTCAATTCCTTTAATCCGAAATTCTTCTTCTGTAATATTATTTTTGGTATTCTTTAATAGCTCTTTAAGCATATCAGCCTTTTGGGTTAGCACTGTTATGCCTAGGAGTTGCTCAATAATATTTTTCTGATCGTTCGTGCGCATTGAGAGAAACGGCTCAGTGTAGGTGTTTAGTGCGATAGTGTGCTTGAACATGTCGTGGCTGATGTTAAGCAGTTTGTCAATTTCTTTTTGTGTTTCTCGGCTATCACCCTGTGCATCGTTGTCACCATTTATGTCGACTTCGTCCTTGTAAACTTTAAGTACGCCCGGACGTCTGCCCCGCTCAATGCGGTACTCTACACCGTTATAATTGAACTCGACTGAGACTAACATATTTTTAGCATTTGTCTTGTTTATTAAATTATCCTTCTTTATATTGGTGAGTGCTGTACCATAAAGTGCGTAGCTAAGAGCATTAATAATGGTGGTTTTACCTGTTCCATTTCGGGCGCCGTTTGAACCTAAATCAAGGTTCTCCCCTAGCACAAGCGTTAAATCGTGTCTGTCAAAATCAATAGCTTGGGTGGCATTTCCCACCGACATAAAATTTTTAACTGTTAGGTGCGTGATTTTGATCATAGTTGATTATAAATGTTCATTAAAAGATCGGGTTTATAGAAATCGCTTTCGATTGCGGTTATTTGTTCGCTTATAATAGTGTCAACACTGTTAAAGGAAACTTCTTCATTGTTGTCTTCTTCGTACTCATTATCCTTGATCGGGATCAA